GAAGTAGCTGCAACAGAAGGCGAAGAAGTCGCCGAAGAGATCTCCGATTCCACAGTGGAAGAGGAAGTAACACCAACAACAGAAGGAGACGAAGTGGACAACACCGTCACAAACGCGGAAACCGTCGAGACGGTCGAAGCTGCTCAGTCAATCACAGCCGCAGCGAAGCCAATCGTAGGCGGATCATTCACCAAGCCACGCTTAGAGTTCACAGCTGCTAAGTACGTGGAAAACACAATTCGCGCAGCGATGGGCGACGATTCAGCTCGCCAGTACGTTCTCGCAGCGGATAACACAACAGATAACGCAGGTCTAGTTCCTACTCGCCAGATGGCAGAAGTAGTTAACGGATTATCTACGCTTATCCGTCCATCAATCGACGCAGTCTCTCGCGGAACACTTCCAGACGCGGGCATGAGCTTCGAGATTCCAAAAATTACCGTAGCTCCTAGCGTTGCAGTAGCTAACGAAGACGCTGCATTTTCAGAGACAGATCAGAACTCTGCTTTCATTACTGTTCCAGTAAAGAAGTTCGCTGGACAACAGACATTCTCTGTTGAATTGCTAGATCGTACTTCTCCAGCATTCTTCGAGGAATTAATTCGCAACATGGCCGCAGCTAAGGCCAAGGCAGAGAACGCTTACGTCTCTGCACTTATCTACTCAACAGCTACAGGCGACGCAACTACTACAGCAACTTATCCAACAGCTGCGGAGCTTCTCGGCTTCGTCGCTCGTGGTGCTGCTTCTGTTTACGGAGCTACAGCTGGACTTCCTAATGGCTTCGCTCGTAACTTCATCATGGGAACAGGCCAGTGGAGTAACGCGATGACACTAAACGACGCTGGACGTCCGATCTATTCAACAGTAACTAATCCTATGAACCAAGCGGGATCGGCTACACCTACTTCACTTCGTGGAACTGTTGCAGGACTCGATCTATTCGTAGATCCATCACTAGCAGCGACAGACGTCGACGGTTCTATGCTCATCGTTAACCCAGACGCGTTCACATGGTACGAGGGACCTACTTTCCGCCTACGCGCGGACGTAATCGCTTCGGGCCAGATTACCGTCGGTTACTACGGTTACGGCGCACTAGCTACAAAGATCGCAGCTGGCGCATTCCACAATAACAAGGCGTAATCCGAATAAATCAGACATCGACTAATTCGCTCCCGAGTTAGTCGAGTAGTAGAAGGGAAGGACTAACGTGCCAACAATTATCACGGCCACACAGCTAAGATCCGTCTTGGGCGTTAGTTCTTCTCTCTATTCGGACGGGTATCTCGACGACATCATCGACACAGCCGAGCAGGTTATTCTCCCGCTGCTCGTTCAGAACTCGACAGCTGTAATCGAGTACGAATTAACTTCTAACGTAGCGACGTTCTTTACTCGTCGGACACACCCGTTCGTAGTCGGACAGTCGATCGTTATTACTGGACTTCCAGCTCCGTTTACAGCCACGCACACTCTTACAGTAGTTACAGACTCTTCATTCTCTGCAGCTCTTACTTCGGCAGACGTAACACGTCGCCAGATCATTCCGAACGGAATGGCAACTCTTAGCGGTTATTCAGCTGCGACTCTCTACGTGGGTAACGCGTCGATCGAGTCCGCTATCTATGCAGTATCGATAGAAGTCTTTCAATCTCGCACAGCTGCGGGCGGTCAAATCGAAGGGCTGGACTTCGCCAGTTCTCCTTACCGAATGGGCCGTAGTCTTCAGAATCGTGTAATCGGCCTCTTAGGTAATTACATCGACGTCGAAGTAATGGTCGGCTAATGCCAGCCAGTTCGATTCTAACTAGCGTTCGCACTCCACTAAAGACAGCCATCGCAGGAGTAGCGGCTAACACTTACGATTCAGTTCCAGAAGCTCCGATCGTTCCGTTCGCGGCGATCGTTCCGAATACGCCTTACTTACAGCCGAGCTTCTTGGGTAAAGGGAACGTAAAGCTAAAAATTAATTTAGTAATGACCGTAGGCGTAGCAATCTACGATAATCAGAGCGCACTCGATAACATCGAACAGCTCGTAATTAGCATTCTGGCGGCTATTCCGTCAGGGTACGAAGTCGGGGACGTATCGAATCCGATTCCGTTAAACATAGGCGCGTCAGAGATTCTCGCGTGCGAGATTCAACTTTCGACTTATTACACACAAACAAACTAGGAGACCAACATGGCCACGACCGTAATTACAGGGCGCGATCTTTCGGTTACGATCGCGACCAAAAACTATAACGAGCAAGCTACAAGCGCAACGCTAAGCGGCGACGTAACTATCGAAACTTACGACACGCTTTACTCTAAGGCTTATCGTTCAATCGATAAGCAGTGGACGTTCGACGTCGAAATGCTTGCAGACTGGGGCGCGACAGATTCACTCTGTGAAGCTCTATGGAATGCTGCAGAAGCAGCTCCAAACACTACTTTAGCGATCTCGCTAACAGCTGTTACAGGAGCGGTCTTCGCGTTCAACGTGCTACCAATTTTCCCAAGTGTCGGCGGTTCAAGCCCAGACGCTCAAACTGTAACGCTATCCTTTACAGTAGTGGGAACACCTACAGAAACATTCAGCTAAAAAACAGAATCGGGAGCAAAAATGAAACTAAACATCGAAGTCGAATACTTCTCGGGAGAGGTCGCTACTTACGTGGCGGCTTCTCCAGAGTGGTCGAAGTGGGAGAGCAAAACTTCTAAGACTATCCAGCAAGCCGAATCGATCGGAGTTAACGATCTTCTCTTTCTTGGCTACGCAGCCATGAAGCGAGAAGCTGCGGGAACTCCAGTAAAGCCTTACGAGGTCTGGATCGAAACAGTAGCCGAAGTCTCAGCAAGTAGCGCAAACCCAAAAGTTATCCCGTCGGAAGCTTAAATCGATTAATAGTCGAACTCTCAATCGCGACACAGATCCCGATGAGCGAGTGGCAGACGGCGGAGCAGATCTTAACGGCGTTAGAGATACTGGAGAAACGGAATGGCAGATAAGAAAGGCCGCGGCACTTATGCCATTACCGTCGATCCTTACGAGTTTAAGAATCTTATAGGTCTCTTAAACTCATTCCCCGCCGAGTATCAGCAACTCGTCCGAGATGAAGCTTTACCTTTATCTAAGCGATTAGCTGGTCAACTAATGATGAGCGCGAACAGTGCGCCAGCTCCACAGACTAAGCTCGTAGCTCAAACGATTACGGCTAAGCGAGATCGTCTTATTCGCGTAGACATAGGCGGATCTAAAAAAGTCGGTCGTAAGTACGGCGGAGAAACTTCTAAGAGCGGTAAAGGTTCTAAAGTTCGCCAGAACTCAGCTCCAGCGGGCGCGCTTTTATGGGGAACAGAATACGGATCGCATGGCGGAGTCGACTCAATAGGTCGATCATTCACAAATAGATTTAAGACTCCCTACAATAAACGCGGTTATTGGATCGCTCCAGCGGTTGATTATTACGTTCCAATCGTCGCCCGCGAATACGCTCGCATGATTCAAAAAATTGCCGACGAATTGAGGTTTAAGTAATGGCGGGCATTCCAAAAGTAAAGATAACTTTCGACGCCGACTTCGACGAATTAAAGAAGGGCGTTAAAGGCGCGCAAAATGAAGTCGAAGGTTTCTCTAGCAAGATCGGCAAGTTCGGCAAGGTAGCCGCTGCCGCTTTTGCAGCTGCAACAGTGGCCGCCGCCGCCTACGCGGGAAAGCTTCTTATAGATGGCGTTAAGTCAGCGATCGCAGACGCAGCAGCTCAGGAGAAACTCGCTTTAACCTTAAAGAACGTTACAGGAGCAACAGACGCCCAGATTAAGGCAACCGAGTCTTACATAACCAAAACATCGCTCGCGTTCGGCGTTACAGACGACGACCTTCGTCCATCACTAGAACGCTTAGCTCGCGCTACTGGCGACGTACAGCAAGCCCAGAAGCTACAAGCTTTAGCTCTAGACATAAGTGCGGGCAGTGGTAAGTCTCTCGAAGCGGTTACTAATGCTCTGGCTAAGGCGACCGAAGGCAATACCGCGTCTCTTGGAAAGCTTGGAGTTGGACTTTCTTCTGCTCAGTTGAAGACTCTTTCCATGGACGAGATTACTAAGAAGCTCGCCGATACTTTCGAGAATCAAGCTTCAACAAAAGCGGACACATTTCAAGGAAAGTTAGATCGACTTACTATCGCATTCGACGAAGGTAAAGAGACGGTAGGTTCTTTCGTTCTTGACGCGATTACTCCGATGGTTACGATCTTCGTAGACAAAGTAATTCCAACTCTTTCGGCGATGGCGGGTTCGATCGGTAAAGATTTACAAGGTCCGCTCAATAGTGTTAAGACAGTTCTTACAGACTTCGTAGTTCCAGCTTTTAAGGCTCTCTATAGTTACCTATTCGACTACGTCGTTCCTTTCTGGGCTAGTGTCTTCGGCCCAGCGATTCAGGGAATCTCTAACGCTTTCGGTAAAGTTAGCGCAGCTATTAAAAATAATGAAGACGATCTAGCTCCATTATTTACACTCTTTAAGTCCGTCGCTGGATTCGTAAGAGACACGATGGGCCCAGCTATCGGAACGATTCTAAAGGTCGCTTTCGAGGTTCTTGGAACTGCTATCTCTGGCGTCATTACTGGCGTCTCTAAAGTCGTCAACTTCTTGGGCGACATGATCGACAAGGTAAGAGATTTCATTAACTTAGTAAAGGCTAATCCGATCGTTTCTGGAATCTCTGGTCTTATCGATCGCGTCTTCGGTGGAGCGCGCGCGATGGGTGGCCCTGTTACTTCTGGAACTTCCTATCTGGTTGGCGAGCAAGGTCCAGAACTATTTACGCCTAATCGCAGCGGTCAGATCGTGCCTAACGGTGCGCTCGGCGGTGGTGGCGGTGCAGTCATTAACTTAACTGTTAACGGAGCAATCGATCCAGAAGGTACAGCCCGAGCGATCATTAACGTCCTTAATAATTCAAGCTATCGCGGAACTCTCGGATCGGGTGCTTTCGCGTGACACTCTGGAATCCAGAATGGCGCGTTCTTATAGATGGCGTCGATTATCAAGAAGTAACACTGGCCAGCGTTCAGATCACTAGCGGCCGAACTTCTGTTTATGAACAGCCAGTAGCGGGCTACTGCTACATCGAACTAATTAACTTACAGAATACTTCTTACCCTTTTACAGTCGGCCAAGAGATTCTAATCTCTATTAAAGATTCGACTGGAGTTTATGTCGATCTTTATGGTGGCTTTATGAGCGACATCGAGATAAGCGTGGTCTCAGCTGGCTCGACTGCCTACGTTACTAGCGCGCGCATTACTGCACTGGGCGCACTGTCTAAACTGGCTCGGGCTAACTGGGAACTGGCTTTAGCTAAAGATTACGATGGAACTCAGATCTATAACATTCTTTCGGATCTTCTTCTTAATAACTGGAACGAAGTCGCTCCCGCTTTAGCGTGGTATCAATACGATCCGACGACGACATGGGCTAACGCGGAAAACGTAGGACTTGGAGACATAGATCAGCCCGGGCAATACGAAATGGTTAACCGATCGGCCGACCCAGTTTCTAGCTACACTTTAGCAAGTCAGATCGCGGAGTCTGGACTCGGTTATCTTTACGAAGATGGTTCTGGTCGTATCGGGTACGCGGACGCATTACATCGACAGACCTATCTCGCAGCTAATGGTTACACAGACATTTCAGCCACGCAGGGAATCGGAGTAGGTCTAAAGTCAGTTACTCGAAGCGGAGACGTTCGTAACTTTATTACTATTAACTACGGAAACGGATCGACTCTTAACGATAGCCAAGCGGCTTCTATCTCGCAGTTCGGTAAGTTCGCCGAAATCTGGGACACAAACATCGAGAACACAGGCGACGCGACGCAAGCTCTAGCTCGGCGTTTACAGCTTAAATCTTATCCACGAGCTTTCTTTGATTCTATCCAGTTCCCTATCGCGTCTCCAGACATTGACGACACAGACCGCGACGCACTTCTAAAAATCTTCATGGGAATGCCGCTACGCGTTACAGATCTTCCGCCTAACATCGTCGACAGTGTCTTCGAGGGTTACGTCGAAGGCTGGTCTTTTAGGGCCAGTTATAACTCGCTATTTATTACGATAAACGCTTCTCCGCTGGAGTTCTCCCAGATGACACTCCGCTGGAATCAAGTCAATCCAAGCGAGTCATGGAATACAATAAGCCCAACTCTTACATGGGAATACGCGATCGGATCGGTGGCATAACATGGCAACTACTACGACTAACTTCGGCTGGGACATTCCGCAGTCGACCGACTTGGTTAAGGACGGCGCGACAGCGATCGCAGCTCTTGGTCAGGACATAGATACGGCATTCGTCGATCTTAAAGGCGGAACGACTGGACAGATCTTGGCTAAAGCTTCTGCCACAGATCTAGACTATTCATGGATCGCGAACGACCAAGGCGATCTTACAGCTATTACAGCGGGTACAGGAATCTCGGTAACTTCGGGAACTGGTCCCATTCCTACAGTAGCAATAGACACGGCGGTAACTGTCGATCTAACTACTGCACAAACTTTAACAAATAAAACTTTAACAGCTCCAAAAATCTCTTCAACATACACAGCCAAAACGGATAACTATACTTTCGGATCGGGCGACGAAGGCAACATTTTTTCTATGAATGCTGCAACTGCCAAACAATTTTCAATCCCAACCGACGCAACTTTTAATTTCGCAATCGGTACGGAAATTAACGTTTTCTGGATTACAGGTGTAGGACAACCAACTATCGGCGCCGTCACATCGGGGACGACGACAGTTATTTCAACAGGAGCAACAAGTGCCACGCCTAAATTACGCGTTGCAAATTCTGGTGCGACGTGTAAAAAACTAGCTGCTAATTCATGGATCGTATTTGGAGATCTCGCCTAATGTCTCCAATGCTTGGAATTATGGCGTCTAGTGCTAATCGTCAAGTAACAGTTACAGGTGGAACGCTTTACACTTCAGGCGGATACAATTATCGCGTTTTCACATCTAACGGCACATTGGGCGTTAGCGGTGGAACGCTGACTGCTGACATTTTAGTGATTGCAGGCGGTGGTGGTGGTGGTAGTGATGTCGGCGGCGGTGCTGGTGCAGGTGGTCTGTATTACGCGAGCAGTCAATCCATTTCATCAAATCAAACGATTACAGTCGGTAGCGGCGGCTCAGCAGGAACAAATGGCACTAATTCTCAAATTGGTTCATTTACTGCGGCAGTCGGCGGCGGTACTCAATCATCAAACGGCGGTTCGGGTGGTGGTGGTCGTTTTTCAAGTCCAGCAGGTTCACCACAGAGCGGACAAGGTAATTCAGGTGGCGCAGGCGATCCTAGTAATGCAACAGGCGGTGGTGGTGGTCGTGGCGCAGCAGGTACTGCTGGCTCAGGCACCGTAGCTGGTGCTGGCGGTGCTGGTTCAAATACTTATTCAAGTTGGGCATCAGCCACGAGTACAGGCGTGAGCGGTTATTACGCAGGCGGTGGTGGCGGTTCAGGTGGTTTTACTTCTATTACTGCTGGCTCAGGCGGCGCAGGCGGTGGTGGTGCGGGTGGTGCAACAAATGCAAACGGAACTGCTGGCACAATAAATACGGGCGGTGGCGGTGGTGGCGGTTATCAGAATTACACAGGTGGCGCAGGCGGTTCTGGAATTGTGATTGTGAGATACGCAGCATGAGTCACTGGGCAGAATTAGATCAAGATAACAAAGTGATTCGCGTACTTGTTGGCGACAACAATGATTTAGCAGGTGATGAAGGCTATCAATGGCTTATTGATAATCTTGGCGGCACTTGGATAAAGACTTCTTTTAATGCAAATATTAGATTTAACTTTGCTGGAATCGG